AATTATGGTGATTTCGAATATTCACAAGCTACTGTAATGACAACATTAGATGAAGAAAATGAAAACACATATTTTGGCACAGATAATCAATGGTCTGTTTTTTATGGAGCAATGTTTTGTCAGAATTATGGGATTAATCGTATGTGGATGGGTCACTATAGTTTTTCAGATGAAATATTAAGACAAAAATATAAAAAACATGAAAATGATACAGAAGTTTACGGTTATAATTGTTATCCTGGTGACTATACAAAGAAAAAATTGGGTTTTTACATAGATGTGGGATCAAGGCTACAAAATCCTGATATAGACCTTTGTACGCCAGCTACCTTTTACAAAGGCAAAGGAATAGATAGATTTAAAGATAAAAAAGAATCTTGGGACACATTAGAAATGGATTTAAAAAAAATGGTTAGAAGTTGTCTTTCTGGTGAGTGGCATTGTAATAAATGTCCTAAATGCAATAATCACAGAAAAATGAAAATATATGATGATAAGGGCGTACCATTATGAATAAAAACGTACATGTTAAAAACTTTGTCATGACTATAGATAACATGCTCAATCCAAAAATTTGTGATTTTATAGTTGAAAACATGCAAAATCCAGAAAAACATTATAAATCACATACAACTATAGACAACAGAAAAGGTAGACAAGACAAACAATTGCCAGGATCACTTTTTTTAACACATATAACAGGTATACAAGTTGCAGAAAAAATAGAATTTGGTGATAAAGTTGGTGACATATTTACTAACTGTTTGCAAGAGGGTTTAAGAGTATATGTCAAAACAGTGCAAGACGGTTTAATACCAATCGTAGAAAATAGTTTCATTGATTTTACAGAATTTAAATTTCAAGAGACATCTCAAAGTGGTGGTTTTCATGATTGGCATTATGAAAACGGTGGTCAACAAAACAAACAAAGATTTTTAGTTTGGAGTATATTCTTTAACGATGTTGAAGAAGGTGGAGAGTTAGAATTTTTATATCATAGTATGAGAGTTAAACCCAAAAAAGGTAGTATGGTATTATTTCCTGCTGGATTTACGCATACTCATAGAGGTAATCCACCTATATCAAATACAAAGTATATTGCTACTGGTTGGTATTATGCCTTTCCACAGATGTAAAACTATTAATACACCTATACATAGAGTTACCACAATTACAAGCTCTAGTATGGAAGATTTTAGAATTAAAAATAATTATGGCAGAGAAGGTACACCCACAACTAATCTATTAGCTAATCGTTTATGTGATCTTTACAAATCAGATGGTTGTGTTTTGACACCTTCTGGAATGACATCTATCACACTTGCATTTATGTCAATTTTAAAGTCAAAAGATCATATTTTGATACCAGATTGTATATTAGGTTCTGCAAGAAGATTCATAGAACAAGAGCTTCCTAGACTAAAAATTACATATGATTTCTACAATGTTAGAGATTTAAAACAGTTAGAAACACTTATAAATAATAACACAAAAGCAATATATATAGAAAGTCCAGGTACATATACGTTTGAAATAATAAACATAAAAAAAGTTACAGAAATCTGTCGAAAACATAATTTAAAATCTATAGCAGATAATACATGGGCAACAGCTTTACACTTTAATCCATTTGATTTTGGTGTAGATATAGTTATTGAAGCTATTAGTAAATATGCTTCAGGTCACTCTGACGTAATGATGGGAGTAGCTTTGGCTAATAAAGATAATTTGTCAGAATTACAAAGATGGCATAAAAACTGTGGGATATGTGTTAGTTCAGATGATGCTTACTTAGTTTTAAGAGGCTTAGATACATTGTTTATGAGATTAGAAAAATCTTCAAAAAACAGCATAGAAATAGCCAAGTATTTAGAAAAAAAGCAAGAAGTAAAAAAAATAATTCATCCTGCTTTACGTCAACACCCAGATTATAAATTATGGAAAAAAGATTTTAAAGGTTCTTGTGGTGTGTTTGCTATAGAGTTTAAAGATAATATTGATGAACTCG